GGATCACCACATATGCCGGCTGGCGCACGAGTAACTCCGCTTCCGAGATGATCGGAATGTTGCTGCCCGGGAGGAACTTGCCGATCTTGGCCGGCGTGCTATCGCCCACCGCGAGGATCTCCTCCGCGCTGACGTGCAGCCAGTTGAGGAACGTGTTGCCCTTGGCGGCGGCGCCGTAGGCGTACACGGGCGCGTGCTGCGAGAGGAACGCTTCGAAGTCCCCGCGGATGCTCCATGCGCGCTCGCGGAACTTCCAGTATGTCTCAAGCTTGTCGAGCCCGGCTTCGCGCTCGCGCGCGAGGAAGTCCGCGATGCGAATGCTCGGGATCATCGCCCCGGTGTGGGCCACCATGATCTGCAGCGAGCCGCCATGGATCGGCAGCTCCTCCACGTCGTAGATGGTGAGCCCGTGCTCGGCGAACAGCGGCATCAGCGCCCGCAGCGTGAAGTAGCTGTAGTGCTCGTGGTAGATCGTGTCGAACTGGCACTGCTCGATCATGTGCAGCGCCCACGGGAACTGCGCGGTGAACGTGCCGAAGTCCCCAAGGTTGCGCTTGACGCAGTCGATGAAGCCGCGTGGGTCAGGCGAATGAGCCATGACGTTGTTGGCGATGATCAGATCGGCGCGCTCGCGGGGCAGCTCCCCGAAGTGCCGGCCCCATGGAGTCCGCATCGTGAATATGCTGGCAGCCTCGGAGGCGTAAGCAGCGCTCGCCGACATCTCGACGTTGATCACGCGCTGGTCGCTGAACTCCTTCAGCAGCGTTCCGTCGTTGCCCCCGATCTCGACCACGGTGCTTTCATTGTCGAGAGCCAATCGCGAGATCATGTCGCAGGCGTACTTCACCGCGTTTCTGACCGTGCCAGGAACACTGCCTGAGAAGAACGGATAGTCCGAGCCGAACAGCTCATCGTGCGGCACGTCGTAGTCAAGCTGCAGCAGATTGCAGTGGCGGCACAGCACGAGCCGCAGCGGATACTCCCGACGACCTATGCTGATGGGGTTGTCCAGTAACGCGTTACTGGCTGGCTGCCTGCCTAGGTTCAGGACCTCGGTGAGCCCGCATGCATTGCAGGCCCGGCAGTGGATGCGTTTCACGTGGGCTCCCGGGGCTCTAGGCACATGGAAAGAGGCACGTCGAATCGCGCACGCGCCAGCTCTCTGTGAAGGATCGCGCGCGTCTCGCACTCGGCGAACAGCATGCGTACGACCGCGGCTGCGGAGACCTCCGACACGTGCTTGACCACTTCCGCTTTGTTGTGCGTGAAGTCGACCTCGTCTATGTGCACGCGCGTGAAGACCTGCCCCTTGGCGAAGGTCTCAAGCACGCGCAGCAGTTCCTTGTTGATGGCCTCAAGAGCGGAGATCTCGGATTTGCAGTATGGGCAGTTCATTTGAGCTTCTTGAATGCGAAGAAGAGGGAGTACTCGTCGTTCTGGTCGCAGACCTGATAGTCCACGAGATCCCAGTTCCACGCCGTCTTGGCCATAGCCTCGACGACGCGATCGTAGTTGACGTTCCACAGCTGGCGCGGGTGCGCATCCGGCGCTGCGGGAATGCCGCGCTCGGGCTCGGCGCACTTGGGGTACTGCTTCTCGTCGGGCAGGTAGAGCACGACGTGGGCGTTCGTCTTGATCACGCGCATCCAGTTGCGCAGCGCCTCGGGCACCTGCTTGTACGGGAAGTACTGCAGCAGGTAGGAGGAGTAGGCGTAGTCCCACTGACCGGCGGAGAACGCCGCTAGCTCCACGGCGTCGATCTGGACGTTCGGGGTGACTGGGAGGCCCATCTCGCCGTCCCGCCCATTATCTACGCCGCAGACGAACTCGGTTTCGAAGAGCCGCTGGGCTCCGCAGCCTATGTCTAGGCCTCGGCCGGCGGTATAGGGTACGGCACGCCAGCGCGTCTTGGCCGTCTCATTGACGTTTACGATCGGAAACGCTGGGTTGCGCGCCATCAAAGCTTCCTGGTGCTCGAGGGGCAATCATCTTAGGGCAAAAGAAAAGGGGCCACAAGGGCCCCTTAAAAAGAAAGACAGTTTTTATTGGATTCGTGTTACCGGCTGAACGATCCGCCCGGGGTCCAAGTGTACTCGATTTCCACTGCGTACTGCGCCAGCGTATCGGTTCCACGCGAGACGACGAGAACGTCGTTCGGTCCTACGGTGAGACCACCGTTCGGGCCAGAGGGGAACACGTAGTTGCCCTGCGTGTTGGTGCCGGCAGGAGCCGTCACGATCACGGTGCAGGTTCCGCCAACCAGCGGGATCACGGTGGGGTTGTAGGCCACCTGAGTTCCGAGGCCAACGAACTGCGTGCCGGTGGGTCCAACGTAGCTGCCGGTCAGGGTCCCGACGACGTTGGTGTAGATGCAGAACTGCACCTTGTTGATGCCGGTGCCGAGGTTCGTCCCGTTGCCGACGGTTACCGCAGTCGCGGTGGCAGTTCCGAAGACCTGCGCGTTGTACGACTGGAGGGTAAGACCGATGAAGTCAGCAGCCGTGGGGGCCACGAGCGGGATCACGGTGATCGAACGAACCTGCTTGCCCATGAGTCCGCCGCAGAGCGCGGCGTTCGGGCTTCCGCCGTTGTTCGTCGCGGAGCCGAGAGCTCCGAGAACGAATACGGCAACCTGCGGATCCGGATACTGCTCGTCGTATGCGAACGATCGTCCGCCGCCCGGGAGCAGAAGGGGTGAATTGACTGACGGTTGGTTAGCCATTGAATGAGTCCTCTATGAGTTGTCGCCACCCGACATACGGAACCAATGCGGGTCCGCAGGGATGGCTGCAGAGGACTCGCCGACCCCCTGTATAGGCGTACAGGGGCGGCGGGGGAAGCTCGACCGGGTCAGGCTGTGATCAGGCTCTCACTTACCGGCGGGGCCGGGGACGCATCCCTCCGCCCCGTGGACGACCCCGTCATTCGTGGCCCAGTAGTTCGGCCACACGATCCAACCGTGGGGGCAAACGCTGTTCCGGCCGACCCGCTCCATATAGCCGGGCTCGGGAGTGACGCAGTTGTTCGGTCGTATGCGCTGCGGGCCGAGATAAGAGGTCGGCTCAATCCTGATCTTCGCTTTCATCTGGTCAGCTCCTTGATTGCTTTGGCAGCCTCGATACACAGGGTCAGGGCGTCCTGCGCACGATAATTGAAGGCCTCCACGCCTCCCGGGAAGACCGAGAGGTTGTAGCCGCGCAGGCAGCAGTACATGGCGAACATGGACGTGGTCAGCAGCATCGTGTGGAGCCCGGGCGCCTCCACGGCGTCAGTGGCCTCTTCGATCATGGTGTTGAGCCACTCGATCTGGTTGAGGAAGTCCCGCTCCTTGCACTGGAGCGCTGCGGGGCTGAAGTGCTTGCGGCCGTATTCCGTCATGTTGGAACCAGGCACAGGCGCCCGCATCACGAGCAGTGGGCGCGGGTCGAACAGGATCGAGCCCTTGACCGCAGCGTGCGCCACGACCATGTGATCCCAGCCGGCGCACATGTGGCGCACTGGCACCTGCCGGCGGATCTCTTCGTTCCACAGGCCGAATAGCGGCGTGCAGTCGATGCCGCTGATGATCCACTGGGGCACGAAGGGCAGCGGCATGTTGCCTGCGGATTGCAGGTAGTTGGCGTACTGCCCGACGAACTGGTCGTCCTCGTTAACCTGCGCCGTGTGCGTGTAGACGAGTGCCGGCTTGTTGCCGGCCTTGCGCTCGTTGTCCAAGCGGCTCACGAGGGTCGCAAGATGCTCGGAGTTGGGCCAGTAGTCGTGCCCGCCCAGCGTGATGCTGTAATCGACAGGCAGCGAGGAGATGTATTCCCAGCCAAACTTCATGGCGGGAATGCCAGCGAGGCCCTGCGGCATCGCAACGAACACCACCTTGCCGGGATTCGACTCCACGTAGTTGAGCGCGATCTGATCCGCTCCGTCGAGGCTGTGGTTATCGAAGATGTAGAGCGTGAAGTCTTTGTAGCTCTGGTTGAGCACGGACTCGATCGCCTTCGCAATGTGCTTGGCGTTGCCGTAGTTGTTGATCCAGACAGCTACCTCAGACACGAGTCTTCTCCCTTCCGCGACCGAAGTTACCGCCAACCGACGGGTGCTGGGTGTAGATCCCTTGCTTCGATCTGTTCTCTTGCGTCCGCGCTCTGTTGACGAGCGTGCTCACCTTGGAGCGCCGTATGCGCTGAGCCAGATTGAGGCGCGGGCGCACCGGGTGCAGCAGTGGCAAGGAGCCGCCGCACTCCGTGCAGACTCGCTTCACGAACAGCGTGTCCTTGCCGCAGGGAGCGCAGGGCGCGTTAACCAGCTTGGCCATAGAACACCTCAAACAAACCGTCGGTGAAGTCGAACGTCTTCTCGACGTCCGGCAGGTCGTCCATGCTCAGGGGCACTTGGTTAGGTTCCCACCCGGAGCGATATAGATTGCTGTCGGGCAGCCGGCGTCGTTCGCCTTCAGGGTGCTTTGGTCCCATGAGCTACTTACCAGTAAGAGCGTCGCGCTCTGCGCGCTCGGCGTTGATGACGACGAGGTCGTGCTCGGCTGCGCTGATAAGCTGTTCGACAGCGCTTTCAACGCTTCCGGCAGCTGGAGCTGCTCCCGATGCGGGGGCGGCGGGACCTGATAGCACGGGGCAGCTACCGTGAGTGGCTTGGTAGTTGCGCAACCTGCGAGTAAGGTCATCAGCGTTGGTAGCAGCAGCTTTGAGCTGTTCATCCTGTTTCTCCTGAATTGTGGCGAGAGCGATCCCGTACTCTTTGTCGAGCCGGTCGATTGTCTCTTGGGCCTCGGCCTTGGTTTTCTCGCTGGCAGCTTGCACGGCAGCCACTTCATGCGCTGCGCCGATGCGGCGCTCGTGCACGGTGTAACAGCCGAAGGCTGTCAGCAGCGCGACGATCGCGCCGACGTACAGCCAGTCTTTCAACGGGATCAAATTCAACAGTGCTAACATTTTGGGTCTCCTGCCGTGTCGTGTTCGGACAGTGGGACCGGGGCCGGCTCCTCCTGCGAAACCGGCTCCCGATGATGGTATTTATACCTGATATCCGCCCCGAAGAACAGCAGGCCGACTACGAGCCAGATCATCTGCGCCTCCAGTAGTTACCGATCCAGACGCGGTACCGGGACCGGGCCCAGTTCCGGGGATCGGAGTATTCCTTCCACGCGCGCAGCAGCGCGATGCGCACCCTGATAGGGGTCACGGTCCAACCTGCTGCGTGGCGAAGCCCTGAATGCTGTTACCGCTCGCCGTATCGCCCGTGTCGGGCTCGGGCAGCTGCGCGGCAGCGTACGCGGAGAAGAGGATCCCCACGCTCGCCGTATCGCCCGCGCCGCCCGCCAGGCTATTGCCCGTGACGCTGACGTAGGGGCATCCCTCAAGGAGTATGCCGATTGCGCGCGTGGCGCCGTTCACGGTGTCCACGTAGGCTAGGTCGTTGTTGCTGATCGCGCCGTCGTGCACGTTATAGAGCGCGTAGATCCCGGCGTTCGCGCTCGCGAGGATGCGATTGCCGTTGACGGTGAAGAACGCGGTGCCCAAGTCCAAGCCGATGGCCGGGGAGTTGGTGCTCGACATGGTGTTGCCGGCGAGAGTGAGATCGACACTGGTCGCAAACTCGCTCAGCCCCGCGCCGGTCGTGGTGTTGTTGGCGAACGTCGCGCCCTTTGAGTACTCGCTGTAAAGCGGATCGGCAGTGCCGTGCGTCGTGACACTGATGCGCTGCACGGTCGCATTCAGCGTGCTGAGAATCGCGACGCCCACTGCGCTGCCGGCGGCAGAGGGATCGACGACTATGCTCAAGTCCTGCACCGCAAGATCCTGCGTCACGAAGATCTTCTGAAAGCCCACGCCGCTCGTGATCGTGCCGCCGGTGCTTGGCGTATACGGGAATGGCGTGCTGAAGGCTTGCCGGAACGGCACGGTGACGTTGACTGTCGTGCCGCTGACGTTTGCAACCTGCACCCAGTCGACCGTGGTCGCGTACGAGGTGTGGAAGGTGCCGTCCTTAATGCCGGGGTCCCAGTTCGTTATCAGCAGCCAATCGCCGGCGCCAATTCCCGCCAGGTCGCTCGAGTTGGCGGCCTGGAACGAGGTGTCGCCCACGTTGATGGCGCCAGCCACCTCAAGAGGGATAGTGGCCGAGAGCGCGCAGCGCGTCGTGATGACGCGATCATTCTGGCAGTGCTTGACAGTGCCCGGGGCGGGCGGCTCGTAGAACAGTACCGTGCTCGCACCGTGGCCCTGCAGCGTCGTGCCGCTATGGGACATCATCAGCGTGCGCGAGATGTGGTACGTGCGCGCGTCCAGCTGCACGACTCCGCCGGCATCCAGCAGCGCTTGCACGGCTGCGGTGTCGTCGACCACCGGAGGTGGCGGCGGCGCCTTGATATCGGGCGGCGGCACGGTAACGTGCGGCGCCGGTGGCGTGACTCCCCCACCGCAAGCGGCGAGGGCGAGTGTTACTGCAATCGGGATTAACTTGTTCATTTCCACAACCTCATGATGACGTTCGCGGCGACATCGACTGCCTTGTTGAGAGCGTAGATGAGAATGCCCGCCAATACGACAGCGATCCCCAGCGCGATGCTGACGATGATCAGTGCGGTTTTCATTCAGTTCTCCATGGCGTGCTCGTGAGCATTCGCCAGATACGTTTCTGCAGCGCCGCCTCGGCGCGGTATCGGCGTGCGTTGGCCGCGCGCCGTGCTCTGTTGGCCATCTGCCATGCCCGCTTGCCGGCTTTGTAGGCCTCGTGCTGTTCGGGAGTTAGCTTTCTCATGGCTCCATTTCCACCAATGCGGTGATTGCCATGAACACCCAACTGATCGTGGCCAGCAGCGCCCAGCCTGTGGGCAGCACGCTCCACATCAAGCCAAGCGCGCCGAAGAACACGAAGGCTATGGCGCCGGAGAGCAGTATCCTGATGAGCGTGCTCATCGTGGCATCCCTCGCAGGCAGATGGCGTGCTCCATGCCTACGAGGCCTTGGCCCATCCGCTCGTTGACCCAGCGGGCCTGCGCCGTGCACTCCGCTTGCGTAGCCTGCGGGATTGCCTGCGATGTGTTCCAGTCCATGCCGAAAATGATCAGATACCAGATCGTGTTCATGCTGCGATCTCCATTACGCTTTCGATGAAGGCTTGCGCGACCTGAGGAACGATTGCATTGCCGTAGCCCCGCAGGAGTCCCACTCGACCGGGTACCCCATGAGCCAGCGGGAATGTGCCGGGTTCAATTGGCCGCCACTTCCCATCTCGGCAGCCAACCAAGCAGTGCGTCCAAGTAGCGCGTTGATCGGCGCGGAGCCGTCGCTGGCTCCATCCTTGTGGTCGCGCGTCGTCGGGGTTGGCCAACTCGCCAGCTGGGCTTGCAACGATAGACTCGTAAGACTCACTCCGCAGGCGCCGTTCAAGTTCCGCTTGCGATTCAGGAACTGCTCCGGCGTGCCGCCCGCTTCCTGTGCGGCTGGGGTGGCCCACGTGGCCAGCTTCGCTGCCCCGCCCAGCTTCAGACACGGACGGTTGTGATCCCCGTTGCCGTAGCTGTAGTCGCTCCCCTTGCTGTCGTTCACCACCGGCGAGGGCCACCCAATAGAGCCGCTGGCGGATGTGCGGGGCGCCGACGCTCGCAGCGCACAGATCCGCAGCCCCAACGGCGTAACCCTGTGCTTCCATGTCAGTTGATACAGAGTCGAGCCAGTTGAGGCCAAGCGGGCTCGCAACTTGCTCTCCAAAGACGACTGGAGGCTTGCACTCGCGAATGAGCGCCTCCCATACGTGCCAAAGGTCTCGGGCATCATTCTCCCGCCGGCGGCTGTTGGCAACGCTGAAGGGCTGGCACGGACAAGATCCGGTCCAGACTGGTCTGTCGTCGGGCCACCCCGCCATCCGGAGAGCAAGAGGCCACCCTCCGATGCCAGCGAAGAAATGCGCTTGAGTGTATCCGCTGAGCTCTCCTGGTTTGACCTCTTCGATCGATCGCTCATCGACGTCTCCTGCCGGCAGATGGCCGGCCAATATCAGTTCGCGCAGCCACGCTGCGGCCTTGGGGTCGAATTCGTTGTAGTAGATCATCGCGGCTCTTTACTCATTGGGAAACCCTTTCCACTTGTTCCAGCAGGAATGGTCCGCACCCCAAGAGGTGTGGCCTCCTGCTGCCCAGTAGTTCCGCCGGGCGCGTTTGTAGGTGTCGATCCGGTACTTGAGGGTCTGGATGGTCGCACCCCGGCCTTTCTTCCACGAGTTCCGGCGCCAGTAGCGCTCGCTGATCGCCTTGCAGCGCGGACAGGCGTCGCGCTTTTGCTGGTCGTCGAACCACTCACTGCTCGGACGCGCAGAGTTCGCATGCTCCGCAGGGCAGCGCTCGTATTCGGAATAGAAAGGCTCGACGTTGCCATCGTGCGGGTACTGGATCATGTCCATGCGCAGCTTGAGGATCTGCGCGTTGAGTTCGTCCTTGGCCTCGGCGAGGATCCGCGCGAATGACTCGCGTGCTTGTGCTCTGCTGTTCATTTGCGTAGCAACTCCTCAGTCTCGGCGACAGCCGCCGCCAGTTCAGTGATCGAGTCAGCCCGCCATGCGGCCTCCTCGGCCTCGCTCTGCTCCGGAAAGTCGTCCAGCACGTCGTGGCACCGGCGCAGCAACTCGCGCGTCTGCGTCTTGAGCTTGCGCAGGTAGCTCGGATCGTTGCGACCCTGTGGGTTACTCATTTGATTAACTCCCGTGCTTTGGATGTTGCTTTCTGTAGCTCATCGAGGGCCTTAGTGCGGGCGAAGGTGTCGTCGGCCGACTCTGCTATGAATGTCTCAGCCGCCAGCACGAGGTTGCGCAGCGCCACTCGCGTCATATCCGCCTTGAGTATTGCGGCCTGCTTGGCATTCTTGGGTACGAAATGCTGCTGTTGTGACTTAGGCATGGGCCTTCTCCTGCTGCGCCGCCCAGATGCGCGCGATGTCCGCAGCCTTGTAGCACGTGCGTTTGTCGGTGCCCTCGATGGTCACGATGACGTTGTACTTGGCACGCAGCCGCGCCCCCGTGACCACCATGCGGCGCTGCCCGTAGTCGGTGATGAGTAGCGTGCCCACCGGCGGCAGCTTGATCCCGGGCGAATACCATGAGTCTCCCGGCTTGCCGGTGGGTATAGCCTCGACGACGCGCAGGTGCTCGTAGTCGCTGGCCTCGCGGCTCGTGCCGCCCGCGAGCGTGCCCTCCACCTTGAAGGTGAACGAACCGTCGGGGCGGTACTTGCAGTTGCCAAGCTTGATGCTCAGCCCGTCGAACTCTTCGATCCGGTCAGAGATTCCGGACAGTAGCGCGTCAATCTCAGTCCTGAGTGTCTTCAGCTGTGCGAGTATCAGTTTGGTTTCCATGGCGCCCTCCTGAGGCGTTACGGATTGGTGAAAGTGTAGCAGTTCCGCGTGCCCATGCACGCTCCTGGTTTTCGCGGTATCGGCGTAGGTCGTCGAGCCGCGCCCACTCACGGTCGAGCAGGGTGAATTCCCATTCAGTGAAGCTCATAGGCCGTTCTCCAGTTCGCGCATGGCCATCCCCTTCCAGTACGGGTTGCATATCGACTCTGCCGTCGACGCAGCCTCGTCCGCCGCCAAGCGGGCATGCTGGATCAGCCTGCGCACCTCCTCGTAGAGATGCTTATCGTCGGGCGAGCTAAGCTGGCGCTTAGTGGATCCCATAAGTGGGTGCTCCTCTGGGCCCGCCACAGCACGCAGGATCGCCGCAGGGCATCTGGGGATGCTGGCTTGCAGGATCGGACAGTCGCGGCTTGCGCGCCGCTCGGAGCACGCGGTGGAAGTCCTCGGTGCACTCCTTGCACCACCCCGACGGGGTGCGCTCCCGTATGAGGTCACAGATCGCGCAGCGCACGGTTACCATGTGTCCATGTCCTTGCGGTCGAGTGACTGTTCCACGGTCGTCTGGTCGCGCCGCTCGGCGGCCGCCTGGATTGCGGCGAGCGCGTCCCGCTCCTGAGCGATGCAGCGCTCAATGCACGCGCCGATACCCGCCGACAGGTTCTCCGTGTAACCGGCCTTGGCAGCCTGCGCCAACGCGTAGTCAGAGTGGCGCGGGGAGAGCGTGATCGACGTTGCGTACTTGCGTTCGGACAGTGCCTTGCGCCTGCGGCCACGCTTGCGACCGGAGTAGTTGAGGATGCGGGACACGTCTTCGTCGGTGAAAGTCATTTTAATCTCCTATGTGCGATAGTACAGCAAATGAGTCCGGACAGTAGCCCAATCTTGACAAAATTGACAGACATTTTGAATTTCAGGTTCTTTTCTTAGGAATACATTATAGAACTATTTCCTCACACTAGTACAAAAAGGGAAAATCAACAAAATGTGTCAATTTGTCATTGACTTGAATCTCTCGCATAATCAATAGCCTGCAAGCGGGTACATCTATTTTACCGCCGAAAAATTGAGGGCGGTGCGCACTGAGTGCGCGGCGGGAACGGACAGTGTCACAAGCGATCGTCCGGCTTGCCACGCGAGAGGCGCCATACGATCCAGCTGGCGCCGCCTATGACCACGGTGAGGCTAAACAGGCACCAGAGGGCGAACCATTTAAATAATAGGACAATTAGAGTGAACATGGCGGGCTACTCCAGTTTGGTGATGATCCAATTCATGACGGGAAAGCCTACGGCTATCGATAGGGCGGCGAGGCCCAAGGCTTGGAACAGTGCGACTAGCATGCTGGCCTCGCAAAGTAGGGGCGCACGCCCCGTGAGTTTATGTGCGTCATGACAGCGAACCCGCCATGACCGTTGATGACTATTGAGCCGCGCCGCCCATCGGCGCCACCGCACGCCATGCACGTGGCGCAGGTAAGCTTCTTTCCCGCCTCTGCGGACGCTGGGCAAGTTATCTCTTTATCTTGCTTGCCGGGATCGCAGGGCATGGCTACGCGGAATGTACGCCAGCCCGCCGCTTGTGCCTCACGCGCGTCGATCAGGCTATCGGCTGAAGCCATGCACAGGGTGCGCAGCTGCGGCGCGTGGCGCCATTGGTGCGTATAGCCAGTGTGCCCGCTGGCATAGAGGGTAAGTTCCCGCCATACAAAGTCAGGTACTGCCGCCGGATCCCCGTAAGTTCCCAAGCGCACAAGCTTGCCGCGCCCAAGGTGGCTTATGGCTTGCCAGCCTTGCCCGCGCTCCGCGTAGCGTCCCCGTTTCCACGCGCGCCAGACTCCCAGCGGGCCTTGGCCGACGTTGACGTAGCACGTGCGCGCCTTGTGGGGACCGTCCGCATACGAGCTCGCCTGGCCAGGCTCGAGTGGTGTCTGGACAGTGCCACGGTGCGGACATTGCCCGCATATGCTGACGTCGGCGCCAGTGCGCAAGGCTGCGATGGGATCAACGTCGGCGCGCAGGATATAGGTTTGCACCATGGCGCCCGTTTTGCGGTTGCTACTGCTAGCCGCTAAGCCGGTCGCTATTACCACGATAGGCGCGCCATCGAGTAGCGATGCGCCTTGCCATAGAACTGCGCCGTTACTTTTTGCCATTGGCGTCATCCCGGTATAGCTGCGGAAACTCCCAGCGGGCTGCCTTCTCTTCTGCGATTAGTCGGGCGTCGGCTTGCATGTGCCGCTTGCCACGTCGGACAAGGCGCACAAAGTTTGCGGCGTTGACGGTATAGCCGCATGCGCCATAGCGAACCTGCACATGGTCGGCGAACACCAGCAACGGGAGCACAGACGCGGTGCGCGTGTCACGCCCGCATGCGGGCGCGAATTCCACAACGTCGCCGGCGTATAGGCCAGCGAATCCGGGTCCGTTAGGCGCCGTCCAATTGCAACCGCGTTCGCGCGCTGCCTTGTCAACGTCTAGATCGTATTTGCTAAGCATTAGACTGCCCTCCGAAACATATCAACTTGAACGCTGCAGTGCGGCGGGATCGCGGGCCATGCTGGCGTCGCGGCATGCTGTTTAGTGTAGAACGCGCGGACAGGTACCAAAGCCTTCCGCAAGTCTGCGGCATGGATAGGAGTTAGCTTGCCGTAGTCGGGCCCGCCGACGTTGCCAGTGTTCTTGTGTATCAATTCGATTAGGCGCCCAGCCGCACGGCAAGGCTTAGGCCAATAGGCCCAGCCGTCCGAGTGGTTGTTAGCGTCTTCCATGATGCCCGCGAGTATCAGTACCGCAGACTCTAGGTTATCGCCACGTCCGCGAGTGCGGGCGCGCCAGTTTGCTATGTCCATTTCGTTAGCGAAAAGCATTAGTAGTCACTCCTATGCAGTGTATTGGAATCCGGCAGACTCGATAGCCGCGCGGAATTCGCGCAGCAATCCTGGTAACCTGGCTTCAAGCCGCTCGCGTAAGTCTGGCGCGGTTAGTTCCGCGTCGGTGGCTTCGGGCCATACGGCAACGCTACGCGCCGCGTCTAACTCGCGGGCTTTGCCCTCGCCCGTGCGCAACCATGGCACGTACTGCAGCGTGGCGGTTCCGGGCGGTTGCGTGTCGCTGTCCACGTACTTGGGCAAGCTGTGCTCTGACAGCTGCCAGCATAGTTGTTTGGTTTTACCGTTGCGGATCTGGCGCGTTTCACCGGCACGCAATCCCCAGCAATCGCGATCGCCGGCAAGGTAAACAGCATTGGCCACGCAATGCATTGGTCCGTCGCTGCTGACAAGGTGCCATTTTAAGAGCGGCGCCAGTTCCGGAAATACCTTGGCGATATGGTCATGCGCCGCACCGCCGCCGACGTCGCGCCCGTTTTCGTAAATGGTGCACGTTGCCGAAAATGTGTTGTGGCCATTGCCGCAGTTATCATCGTAGCGCAGTTCTACAACGGCGCGCGTCACGCCGTCGGTGCGGCTAGCCTTCCATGTCTGAGTGCCGAATGTACCCTTAGCCGCATCGCGCACGTGACTTGCGAACATGCGGCCAAGCACGCCGTTAATGGCGTGCGCGCGTTCTAGGTTGCTCATAGGATAACTCCCGCCGCACGTGCGGCTCCTTCAGTAATGAAAAGATGCGCGGTCGCAGGGCGCCCGCAGAAAACGCCACTCTCTACAACACAGTACGTGTCGCTAAGCGTGACCGTCTCAGAATCGCCACCGGGCCCGAATGGCGGCGCCACCTGGCCAGGAAACTGGCGCGCTGGCCGCCAGCCTTGGCCGCCAGCATAGCCGCCGAATTCCTTAGACAAGCCGGTATACGTGGCGCGACTGCCGCCGGACCAATAGCGACCGGACAGTGTGACGCTATCGGTAACCGCCAGCAGAATCGAATGCTTGGCGTACGCGGGCAGTGCAGCGCGCACTATCCGGAGGGCGGCAGCGTATTCGGCAGTGTGCTGTTTCTTTTTAAGGATCATGGGCGATACTCCCTCAGTGCGCGCACAAGGCGCCAATTGGCACGGCGTGCAGCGGTTGCGTACTTACTGGCGCAATCAATCCACGCGGCACGCACCCCGCCGGCGCTATACGCCGCATAAAACTGTGCGTTGCGAGCACGGCGCAGAAATTCATTGCGCTCCCGAAAGGATGCGTATGCGTTGGTCACGGCAGCGGCTCCTGTAATGTGGCCACGTGGCCAGCCCGCGCGGCATCGTGCAAGCCGGACCATTCGAACCAGTGCGCATCGCACAGCTGCAGCCATGCGACGTCGGTATGCGCGCAGCCGCAATCAAGCACGGCGCAACCCTCAGAAGAGCGCACGCGCGCCGTAGTGTTGCCATTCAATAGCCGTACGCTCATGAGCGCACCGCCAGCGCGCAAGCAACCACGACGCCCCAAGCGAACAGTAAGAGTGCAGTCATTGTCAGTCTCCAGTGTGAACAGCAACCAAAGCGCACCATGGGCGTGCGCTTTCGCGTTGCTACTCGCCCTGTATCCAAGCTGAGTGTTTATCGATGCTGGCGGCTAAGCGGCGCGCGACCGTCTCTCCGCCGATTGCGCCAATGGTTGCGGCAAGCGTGCCGTCGTTGTTGTACAGCTTGACGTTCCAGACAACGGAATTGTCGGATAGCGTTTCGCTGACGGCGCGGGCGTAGGTGGCGTCTGTTTCTCTTGTGCGTGGCATTGTCCTATCCTCTTGTGAGTGGCAACCAAAGCGCACCGTGGGCGTGCGCTTTCGCGTTGCGGCTCAGCCGCCCATCATGGCGGTGACTATCTGGCGCAATTCCACGTCGGTGAGCGGCGCGCCAAGTTCCGCAGTCGCAGCCGCATCGCTGAAGCAACCACTACGGTCATTCCACTCAGCGAACGCGATCAGCAGCGCACGCGATGCGGTATCGATGGGAAAGCTTGCCGTGGCCGCATCGCATGTGCACGTCGGACAGTGCCGGTCTAAATCCTCATAGTCTGGCGTAGTCATTAGATGCGCTCCTTTCAGTAGTCCACGCCAGCAGCGCGCGCTTGTGCGGGCGTCATGCGCATCATTTCGGCGACTGTCGGAGCGTGCTTGTCGTTTTCGTATATGCCCTTACGCGGGCCTTGTGACTCGCTCAGAAGCTTGGCGCAAGCCTTAACGATGCGCGCAACGGTATCGTCGGCGCCGTCGCGGTCTACTGCGACGTCCGAATAGCCAAGCACGGCAAGAGCGGCACGCGCCAAGGCTAGATCGCCGGTCACAGCCTTGTCGGCTGTCTGGAGTAACAGACGCGCCACGTTAGTGGCGGCGGTCACGGTATGTAGGGACTTGGTCAACATGGTCTGTGCTCCTATCAATTGATGTACTACAACAATTGCATTTTTATCGTATATCAATTGCGTCTGTCAACGTCAGCCGACGAACGGTCGTCGTTTTCCGGCAAGTGTGTCGGAAATGGGCAAGTTGAGAAAATAAGCCAGCCCGCCAGACCCTCTAATGCGCGCGCCTGCAAGCCTTCAGCCGCCCTCCAGCCGCCCTTACTCCCCCGATCCGAGGGTGACTGGCTTGCAGGGGGAGAGCCTATCGGTAGCATGCTTTCCGGCTGATGGGTCCTTCCTGGAGCTCGAGGCCTGCCTCGAGTCAGCCCCTTTAGGCCGCGCCCCTCCGCGCCTGGCTTCGTCTGAGACGAACGTAATTTCCGCGCGCGTCAGGGGCCTGCAAGCCATAAGCCCTTAAAATTTATAAAATTATTCCCACGCGCGCCTCAGGTCTGTCGTTTTCAGGCATGCCGGTCGTTTTTAGATATCGCGCCTCGCGTGCGCGTCAGGTATCCTGCCGCCAAGACTGGAGGCCGGCATAACCGCCGAGCGCTCGAGAATGCAAGGCGGCGCGGGCTAGGATCCTCCGCGTTAGCCCGGGCTCGAGCTGGAAGCGGCCGCCGTCGAGGGCACATAGCAGTGAGGGCTGATAGCGCAGCCCGAAGGTTCTATGACCCGAAGCCTCCCAGTCTTTTAAGCGCCCGTCGTTGCGGGTCAACGCGCCGGTCTTCCAAACCGTGCAGATGGGGTTCGATTCCCCACGGTCGCTCCATACTCAGCGGCGTAGTCTATAGCCGTCAGCGTTACCCCGGCGCGGGAATACCGGGGCGTCTTCTGGCAAGTAGCTCAGCGGTAGAGCAGCCGGCTGTTAACCGGCCGGTCGCTGGTTCGATTCCAGCCTTGCCAGCCAACCTCATCACACTCCCCCCGCCGAGAGCTTGCGGCTTGCCGGCCATCTGTGTATCCATACAGTGCGGCGCGAATTCCCATAGTGGGACTCCTGGTTCGCGGTTCCGTAGGCCGGCGGGGGCGGCTTTCCGTGCAATGCGGTCCCCTCCGCCGGCCGACTTTCAGGAGAAGGAGGCATCGTGAGCGCAGTGGTTAAGGCATTCGTAGCGAAGCAGCTGGCATGGGCCAAGGCTAACAAGGTCGCCCTCTCCGTCGGAGCGGTGCTCGGCCTCTTGCTGGCCAAGGTGCTCTGATGACGGCCCCCTACGGCACCAACGTCCCGACGGCTCGCCCGCGCAAGCGGACGATCGACCTGCGCTCGCTCTCCTTCGGGGTGAGCGGGCCCGAGGTGCCCTACCCCGTGTATCAGTTCAGCGGTTATCGGATCCGGTGGGAGTACCCCCAGCACAATCCGTTCCTGCACGTTCCGCCGTACTTCTAGCCCTCAGGAGGGGCCGTGGGTAATATTCTCGGCACCAGTTTCGCCCAGACGGGGTTCAGCTGGGACCCGAACATCTCGCCGAACAACGAGTCGTTTGCCGCGGCGGTGCGTGCCGTTACTACCCGGCTGGGCCTCGGCACTGGCGGCGGGGGTGGCGGCGGGACGCTGTCCAACCCGACGAACAAAGTCTCGACGATCGCCACCAACGGAACCTCGACTGCGGGGATGCGCTCGGACGGCGCGCCGGCCATCGATCAGGCCATGGCCCCGGTCTGGACGGGGGTGCACAGCTTCGGAACGGACATCCAGTTCACGGACATCACGACGCCCTCGGCTCCGTCGAACGGGACGCTGAAGCTGGCGAGCGTCGCCTCGCCGGCGGCGAATATCAGCCAGCTCACGGTATTCGATGCCTTCGGCGCGAGCATCATGATCGGCTACGAGAACCACATGCTGGTGTACAACGCCGGCACGGCGACGTTCACCCGGGGCAATCTGGCCTATATCAACGGGGGCCACGGCAACCAGCCGACCATCGGGTACGCTCAGGCGAACGATCCCTCGACCATGCCGGCCGTCGGCTATGCGCAGTACAACATCGACCCGGGCAGCTTCGGGGTCATCCACGTCTACGGGCTGGTGTCGGGCAACACGAACGCATTCAGCGTCGGTGATCGGCTCTTCGTCTCGGAGACGACGCCCGGGGCGCTCACGAACACGGTGCCGGCGAGCGGCAAGATCTCGCAGGAAGTCGGCTTCGTGACTGTCTCCGCCGGCGGCTTCGGGGGCAAGCTGATCGTTGGCGTGCAGACCGAGGAGCACGCCGTCCTGCAGCCCGAGGCCACGCTCTCCACGGGGGACCTCTTCTACGCCAGCGGCACGCACTCGGTGAACCGGCTCGCCATTGGCACCAGCACGACGCAAGTCCTGACCGTCAGCGCAGGTATCCCTGCGTGGGGCTCTGTGCCAGGATATGCTGCGTTCGCTTTCGATAGCGTCTTCTACTCACAAGCAGGGGGCATCTAATGCCTGTCACAAGCACACCGATATTCCCGCAGTCGATCATCAACACCGGCTGCGCGATCCGCAACGGAACCGGGCTCGTCCAGTTCGGCGGGGCCGGCACGGCCACGGGCACGATGGTGCCCTTCTTCACTCCGGGGGCGAACGGCTCGATCCTCACCGCCATCACGGTGCAGTGCACCGACACGGCGACCTGCACCATGGCGGTCATCCTGTCCACCGGCGGAGCGGGCGGGACCTTCGTACAGGTGCTCGGTTACGCCGCGGTCAGCGGCGCCGGCACGGCGACCACGTACAGCGTGCCGCCAGTTAACCTGCTGCAGGGTACGCAGGGCTTCGGCACCGCGCTGCCGTTCGATAGCTGCGGCAACAGAATCCTCTATGTCGCCGCGGGGTCGACCCTGAACGTCGGCCTGCTGAGTACGATCATCTGGGGCACCGGGTATCTCTTCGTCGCGGCGCAGGGTGGGAACCTCTAATGTCCGGCATCACGGGCGAAATAGGCTACAAGGTCCACGCTGCCGGCGCGGCCACACCGCGCGTCAACACACTCAACGTCATCGGGACGCTGAGCATGATGGGCACGATGACCGTAGACGGCTTCGTGGTAATCGCGCCGACGGGCACCACCGGCACCGACACCGCGGCGCTCCGGGTTGTAGCTAACCGGCGGGCGCCCGCGATCCTTTGCACCAGCTTCGGCAACGCGGCCATCGGTGCCGCCTACGCGCTGCAGGTTCAGGGCACGGGGGTAACCGGGTTCTCGTACGGCCTTGAGATATTCGCCGGGAGCAACAGCTCGGATCAGGCCATCGATGTCGGCCCGGCTTCGCAGAGCTCGCTACGGTTCTTCCAGATATTCGGTGACGGCTCCGGCAAAGCCGGCCCCCAGACCGCCAGCAACAAGGGCATCTCTTGGGGCACCGGCGGTGCGGTCAAGATCGACGCCACCAATAGCGTGTCTAACGGCGTGGCGCTGACAGTCAACGCTGCGACGGGCACGGATATCTTCAACGCCAACATCAACAACATCCGCTCGTTCGCCATAACCGCGCAGGACGGCGCCGTGGTCTTGGGCACGGGCACCGCGTATGCCTGGGGCACGGGCACGCACTACCCGGTAATCCAGCTGGCTGGCGTTGGAGCGCTATACGGCACAGGCACCGCTGGTGTCGTGCTGCTGGGCGGCGGGCTTTACTACAACGGCACCAGCTACATCTACGGGCAGGCCGGCACAGGGATCATAGTGTCCGCGGTGAACGGCAGCCTGTCGGTGCAGTGCGTCGCCACTGCAGGTACGGCCAACGGCACGGCGGCGACGACGGCGGTGTTTGTTATCGCCGGCACGGTCACTTCCAACAGCATTCAGGGCTACGGCCCCAACGCCGCCGCGCTCACGGACATGACGCCGGACACCATAACTTTCGGAGTGACGCTGACCGGAGTGACACCATCGGTCACCGGCACGATGACGGCGAAGAAGATGGGCAACCTCGTCACCGTCTACTGCAACTCGCTGCTTGGCACCAGCAACGCTGCCACTTGCACGATCACTGGCGTGCCGAATGCGCTGGTACCGACGCAGCGGCAGCTCATACCAATCAACATGCAGAACAACGGCGCCAACATACTGGCCTACGTGGACCTGGCCAGCACCACCTTCACGCTGGCGGTTAACTCGGTCTCCGGCACGTTCAACGGGTATAACTCCGCCGGCTTCACGGCCAGCGGGCAGAAGGGCCTTAGCCTGAGTTCCTTCACCTACGCACTCACATGACGAGCGTACCCACAATTCCTGCTCGGTTCCCCGACCCGCCCGATAGCCGGGCGCCGGCGAAGATCGTCAGCCGCTGGGAGCTGTTCCTCGGCGAGATCGCCACCGGCGTGTCCGTGCCCGACGCGATGCTCAAGTGCCTCATCAAGCGGGCCGAGATTCAGGCCATGACCAACCAGCCTTCCGAGCGGAAGCGCTACCGGGATGCCCAGCTTGCAGGCCTGCGGTGCGAGTACTCAGAGATGGACCTCGAGGATTTCTTCGATCGCGTGGCCACTGGGAAGAAAGTGGTCGAGTCGTTCGTCGAGGTATTCGGTCGCGAGCCTAGGGCGAGCTTCTATCGACTGCTGCGCGACGACCCCGACCTCGAGGAGCGCTATCAGAGTTCGCTCAAGACCAAGGCCATGCTGGAGATGGAGAAGTCGCTGGAGATCATCGACGACGACTCCAACGACACGCTGCCGGGACCGAAGGGCGGGGAGATCCCGAACATGGCCGCGGTGCAGCGATCGCGCCTGCGCTTCGATGGCCGGCACAAGCTCGCCTCCACGTGGTTCCGCCGGGTCTTCGGCGAGGAGAAGAAGCAGGTCGACGTCAACGTGAACATCGACCTCGCTGCCCGAATTCAGGAAGGCCGCATCCGCGCCAAAGAGCGCAAGGTTGCTATTACCGCGCAAGAGCGTAAAGATGCCATCGACGCCTCATTTGCTCCAGTGCCGTCCCCGGAGCCGGATACGAAGTGGATGGATGATCCGGAAGTCTCAACCGTTTGGAGGGAAGAATCATGAAGACCGTGTGGGAGGTTTGCTGGGGAGTGGCGCTTGGTTTGGCTACGATTCTTGTGCTTAAGGCCTGTGTGGCGACAGTTGGCGCAGAGCCCGACGTCAGCACGCCGGATGCGATAGGCATCCTCATGGGGCAGGTCATCACTCCGGATGTGTCCAAGTTTCCCGCGTACGACACGCTCGAGGAAGCCGCGGTGCATGCGGCCGAGCGGCTATACAAGTGCTCGCAGGTCTACGAGTGCTCGAGCGTCATCGTGAAGCGAACCTCCGACGGCAAGTACATCAACGGCCCGGCGCGCTCCGACTACTCCGGCGACAGCGTGCAGGTGAATACTTCGCATCCTGTTGGCAGCACAATGGTCGCATCGGTGCACTCGCATCCGTGCAATCCCGACGCCCACTATGTCTCGTTCTTCTCGCCAGAGGATCTGATCAGCGACATCTCGCGCAGGCAGATCGGAATCATGGTCGACTTCTGCACCGGCGACGTTCACGAGTTCGATCCGAGCAGAGACGTTGCCGCCGCTGAAGAACTGGAAAACGATCCGGGCACGTACTCCACGCATGGCCGCATCGTCGGGCATATCGAAGTCAGCAAAGAGACCGTCGAGCCTCACGTAGGATTCTGATGGCAGCAGTAGCGAAGTCAGGCGACACCGCTCCTGCGCGTGCTGCGCAGGGCGGCTTCAATCCGTCGCAGTCCGAGGCCGAGCTGGCCGAGGACATGATCCGGTTCTACGACGACCCGGTCGGCTTCGTCTATTACGCGTTCAACTGGGGCCACGGCGATCTCGCGGATCAGTCCGGGCCCGACGAGTGGCAGATCAAGTTTCTCGACGAGATTGCGGCGAAGCTGCGAGGTGATCCGGATGGGAACGTCAGAGAAGCAACCGCCAGCGGACACGGAATCGGTAAGACAGCTTGCACAGCGTGGCTTGTGCTGTGGGCTATGTCGACTCGCCCGCATCTATCGGGTGTTGTCACAGCAAACACTATGTCCCAGCTGTCCACTAAAACGTGGAGAGAGCTGGCGCTCTGGTATAAGCGCCTCGTCAACCGTCACTGGTTCAAGTGGTCCGCCACGAAATTCTGGCACGTTGACCACCCTGAGACGTGGTTCACCTCCGCCGAACCCAATACTGAGCACAACTCCGAAGCCTTCGCTGGACGGCACGCGTACTACAAGCTCATCATATTCGATGAGGCTTCTGCGATACCGGACAAGATTTGGGAGGTCACTGAAGGAGCGATGACGGATCCGCGGTCCCTCTGGTGCGTCTTCGGGAACCCAACGAAGAACACGGGCCGGTTCAAGGACTGCTTCGAGCATGACAGTGCGCGGTGGGGCACGCGACACATCGACAGCCGCACCTGCAAGATGACCAACAAGGCGGAACTGGATGAGTGGATCAAAGCATACGGCATCGACTCGGACTTTGTTAGAGTACGAATTCTTGGCTTATTCCCGCGATTCGGAGCCATGCAGTTCATTTCGACTGAGTCAGTGGATCTCGCCATGCTCGGTGAAGTACCCTTTGAAGCCTACTGCCTGGTGCCTGTCGTGCTTGGTGTGGACGTCGCACGTTATGGGGACGACAAATCCTGCATTGCCGTTCGCCAAGGCCGGAAGCTACATGAAATCCGGAAGTTCCGAGAACTGAACACGATGCAGCTGGCGGCGCAGATCGTCGCCTGCGGCAAGGACTACGGCGGCGCGGCGGCTGTATTCGTCGACGGCATCGGCGTCGGGGCCGGGGTGGTCGACCGGCTCCAGATGCTGGGCCACCCGGTCATCGAGGTCAACGGCGGCGCCGTGGCCTTCATGGAAACCCAGTTCTACAACAAGACCGCCGAGATGTGGTACCGGATGCGGGAGTGGATCAAGGGGTCCGATCTGCCCGCCAAAGACAGTGAGTTACGTCTCGCTTTGATCGGTCGAGAGTACTACTTCGACGACCGGGAGCGTATACGCTTGGAGAGAAAGCGCGATATGAAGAAGCGGGGACTGGCGTCCCCTGACGAAGCTGACGCCCTGGCCCATACTTTCGCGGAAGAGCTTGGTGACCTAGTGCGCAACAGCGTCGAGCCGGAAGATGAAAATTCCGTCGAACCAACGCATTAGGTGAGGAGAATATGGTGAAGTCATTGCAGAAAACGGACACGCACATTGTGGCCCACTCGGGCCGGCAGGGCGGCGTTCCGACCTACGGAGAGAACGTCTACGCGGTGTACAACAAGCGCACCGGAGAAGAGGTTGAGCGATTCAACAGCTTCCAAGAGGCGCTGGCCGGGCAGGCCAAGTACGACGCGTACGCCAAGACCCACGGGCTGTAGTCCGTGCGCGGCGTTCTCCCCATGGGGGAGTGGACGGCGGAGTTTCAGACTACGCTGACGCAGTCGGTCGCGGCCTACGACCTGAAAAGTGCGGCGGCTATCGCCGCCGCCATGGCCAAGAGCAGAGGCTGGAAGCTGATGACGGTGCAGTCCACCGAGGACTACCAGAAAGCGAAACAGGAGCGCAAGTAGTGGAAAAGCATCGGTTCTATGCCGGCCAAAAAGGCAAGCCGGCAAACCACATTCAGGATTTCAATGCGCCGGTCATCGGGGACAGCTACGACGCCGACACCATGCGCGTCGAGTTCTGGATCGCGAAGCAGATCGGCACGGACCTCGTGAAGACCTACCCCAACCGGCAGTGGCACGTCGACGTGGACTGCCGCAATCAGGTGATCGTCATATCCTGCCCCTCGCTCTCCAAGCGGGAGGGCTATCGCCTGCACATGAAGAAAGACCCGATTGCCTCCCTGATCCCGCGCTGCCGCCACGCCGCGGCCGAGATCCTCGAGCGCTTCAACGTATCGCGCGGGCGGATCATCGACCCGATGACGATGGAGACTTTCGCGCGAGACATGCGCGACGACGTGATCAGCAGCGATCGCGCCCACACTGTAGAGAAGTTCAACCGTGCCTGAGCCAAGCTACGATCGCGAGGACATAGGGCAGACCCGCACCGCGGGCGCCGCTGCCGTTGGTGATTCGAGCTACGGATACTCGCGCACCCCCGCCGACCTGCCGCCGGGCGACATGCCTGCCTCGAGCGGCAGCGCGCGGCCTCCGACCAACGGCACGAGCGAGATGACAGTCTCCGACGCCGCGGCTGGCGGCGGCGCCACCGGCGACTCCATGGGCGGGCCAGCAGGACATAGCGATGCGTGGCTGATTCAGAAGGCTACGCAGTTCTACACGATCGGCCGCAGCTACATGGATTCCAACATCACCCTCGGGTGGGAACGGAACCTCTATCACTTCCGAGGCGAGCATGGTCCGACTTCACCGTACGTACGTCGTGATTGGAAACGAGCACGGACGTTTCGACCCAAGACCCGTGCGAACGTCAAAGCGCAAGAGGCCGCCCTCGCTGCTGCGGCGTTCGCGACGCAGGACTACCTCGACGTAAAGGCGACCGACGCCACCAACGAGAAGGAAGTTATCTCGGCGTCGATCAACAAGGCTCTGCTGCAGAAGCGGCTGGAACTCGTGCCGTGGAACTGGTTCATCACGTCTTTGGGGGCCTTCCAAGACACTAAGAATTACGGCGTTTGCATATCGCACCAGTACTGGAAGTACCAGGCTGTGAGCGAGGTCGTGCCGGCTTTCGATGACCAAGGCCAGCCGATCATGAGCGATGACGGCGCGACGCCGATGGGCACCGAGAACAAGACGGTCATCGCCGACATGCCGATGGTCGACCTTATCCCTCCGGAGTGCATGCTCTTCGAGCCGACCTGCGACTGGCGCAATCCTATGCAGTCGGCAAACTGGATTCAGTACCTCATGGGACTGACAGCCGGCGAAGTGCTGGCCATGATGGAGCAGACCGATCCAAAGACGGGACGCTCTGCGTGGCGCAAGTACTCGCTGGCGCAGGTCCTCACGGCCTCCCGCGAGCAGATTGATAACCGCGTGCGGCGCGCTCGAGAAGGCCGCCACCGCGTAGACCCGGTGACGACTCCCGCGGGAGACGAGTTCACCATGGTCTGGGCGCATCTCAATGTCGCGCGCGAGAAGGGCGTGGATGTTTGCTGGTGGACCCTCGGCACCAACCTCGTGCTGACGGAGCCCCGGCCGCTGACCGAGGAATACCCGCACCTGCGAGCCGGCGAGCGCCCGTTCCGCATGGGCTTCTCCGTCATCGAGGCGCACCGCAACTATCCTGACGGCGACGTCGCGCAGATGGCAAACCTGCAGGAAGAAATCAACAGCGTCGCCAACCAGCGCCTCGACAACGTGCGGTTGGTGCTGAACAAGCGTTACTTCATCCGCCGCGGCAGCCAGATGGACCTCGAGGCGCTGATGCGCAACGTCCCCGGCGGCGGCGTGATGACCAACGATCCCGAGAAGGACGTCCAAGTTGTCAATACGCCAGATGTCACCAGCTCTGCGTATCAGGAACAGGATCGCTTGGCCCAAGACCTCGACGACCTGGTGGGCGGCTTTGGTCAGGCCTCAATCAAGGCGGGCGGAAAGCAGATGGACCGTTCAGGCAGCATGGACGTCCTTCAAGGGGCTGCCGGCGCGGTACAGGATTACGGCATCAAGATCTTCTTCGAGACATGGATGCAGCCGGTGCTTCGCGACCTCGTGCGGCTCGAGCAGATGTACGAGACCGACGAAGTCATCCTCGCGGTCGCCGCGAAGAAGTCCCAGTTGTGGGAAAAGTACGGCACGTCCGACGTTACCGACGAGCTGCTGCAGCAGAACCTGACCACCGACATCAACGTCGGTGTTGGCAACACCGACCCGGTGAAGCGCGTGCAGAAGCTGATCTTCGGTGTCACGCAGGTCGTGCAGTTGCCGGACATGGCCCGCCGTGTGAAGAGCACGGAGCTGGCCGACGAGATTTTCGGAGCGCTTGGCTACAAGGATGCCAGCCGCTTCTTCATGAACGATCAGGAGCTGCAGGTGCACATGAAGACCACCCCGCCTCCGCCGCCTCCACCAGAGATCGCTCTCAAGCAGCAGGAGCTGCAGATCAAGGCGAAGGAGAACGACCAGCGGCACTCGCGCGAGACGCAGTCGATGAACCTCGACCATCAGTGGCGCATGAAGCAGGTCGAGACTTCGGACTTCCTCGGCCACATGAAGACGGCCACGCAGGAAGAGATCGCGAAGATGAAAGACAAGACCCAGCGCGACCTCGGCGCCGCGAAGGAAGGCAACCGGCTGGCCGAGGTGAACATGGACCGGGCAGATGCGGCCCACGAGCGCCTC